TAGATCTTAATACCACATTCTGGGGAATGTTCTTGGACAACACTACAAAAAATATATGTATGTTGGAAAGTGGCAACGTCGGCATCGGGACGGCGAGTCCGGACACTACGTTGGATGTCGCAGGTTCAATAAACAATGGTACATACGCAATTAATAATGGATACATGGCAAATCGAAGTTTATCGATCGGTGATCATGCTCTAAATTATGGAGGTGGAAATGGTTGGAACTCAAATACCGCCGGATTAATGATGGAATGTCTCAACAACACAGAGATCGCTATACACGACAGCGGAACGAGAGTGGCAAGTTTTATGTATTTTGAGGGAGGATCAACAAATAGATTCACGATCGGTCGAAACATGGGATGGGGTGGCATTTCAACTCTTGCACTGAATGGCAACGTCGGCATCGGGACGACCTCACCTGCTTACAAGTTAGATGTGAATGGGGATGCTAGGATTGATAGAACCTATACTCTCGTTGATAACATAGTGGCACAACAGGTAGTATCTTCAACTACGCAAACTGTTGAATTTACGGGATTAGATTTGGCAGGGGATGGCGGTACATATAAAATTGTCATCAGTATGAAAAATGCAACTAATAATAATCCGAGTATGTCTATGTATATAAATAATGTCACGACTTCTTCCAGTTATTATAGAAAAATATCACAACATACTGGCGGTACATCTTTAAGCACCTCAAGTAATGAGCACCTATTTACGATGGGTAGGTTGTCCGAACATCACCACGAATTTATATTAACTCGACACGCTAAAAGTGGATATCCAATATGTACGGGCACTGGCATGTTTCATACTGGTACAACCAAACACCATGACTACGTTCAGGGTTGGGATTTACACGCTTGGGTTTACTATGGAAACGTAAATGTAACAAATTTAAAATTCGATACATATCCATATTCCGGGATATCAGCTGGTTCGGTTTTCACGATATATAAATATGTTTAAATATATAAATGGAAAGCTCTAGAATGATAAATGCAATCGGTCTTCAGAAAGTTTTGGATAAAATTAGACCAACTTCAAACTGCTTTATACCCTCTGGTACGGTTTATGTAGATTACGATTCTATTAAATGGATAGACACTGAAACAGAAAAACCATCATACGAAGAATGTATCGACGAAGAGATTAAAATAATACGAGAAATACGAATGAACACAATACGATACGAAAGAAATACCCTACTCAAAGATAGTGATATTTATGTTATCCCTGACTGGCCCCACACCACCCCGGAAGCTAGACAGGCATGGCTCGACTACCGCCAAACCCTTCGTGACCTCCCCGCCAATACCACGGACCCCGAAAATCCTGTTTGGCCCACAGCCCCTAACTAAACCCGAGTAACCACGTCACCAACATTTAATAATCTTCTCCCGATATATTAAATGTCTATACAATCCCCCGTGGGGACTTTAGATATTAAGAACGCCACATTACGCGTTGGAAAATTGGAAGTCTCCAACATTCAGGGCGTGGACACCGCCCTTAATGTGACGAGATCCAACGCTATTCTTATCTATGACGACCAGGTCTCGACCACGACGTTCACTGGATTTACGAGTACCGCGGGAGTACGAGACACGGGGAATGGATACCTCGATCTCGCTGATGGGTACGTGTATTGGGGTCAAAAGCTTCCTAATTCGTGGGTCATGGAATTTGAGATGGACATTCGTTCGGGGACGAGTGCTGGACCTCTTTATTCAAATATATTTAGCACTTCAAATGTCGGGGGTGACGGCTACACGTTTACATTCAATGATAACAACGACAAAATCACTCTCAAATACGATGGCACGACGCTCACGGAAGCGACCGTCTCGGGTCTTTTTACAGCCTCCGAGAATTGGCAAAAGGTCGCGATCAATTACGAGCGAGGGAGAATAGCGATCAGTATAGGTGCGTCTCGAAAGTTCTTTTATCAAGACATCGAACGCTCTACACCTTACGTCAATGGTGAATACGTAAACTTTTCATCGGCGTCCACGGATGGGCGCAAAATCCGTAATCTCAAGATTACGAATGGTACTAAGTGGACATACGCGGGTGAATCCAACGTCGCATTTCAGCAAGGGAGTGTGGGCATAGGTGTCACAGATCCAGCGTATACACTCGATGTTGGTGGGGACATTAACCTTTCCGGGTCGTTCTACCAAGGTGGTTCACCATTCGTGAGTTCTCTTTGGACCGACGGTGCCAATTCCCTCTATTACCGCTCCAATGTAGAAGTTGGTACGGGGAACTTATTTGTGGATACGACGACGTCCAACGTCGGTATTCGTACGACCACACCAGCGTACGAGTTGGATGTCGCGGGGAATGTACACGCTGATTATTTCCTAGGTGATGGATCCCTTTTGACGGGTCTCGTCACCAAGCTCGAGGATGTAGTAGACAATGGAAACGTGTCTTCAAATACAATCCAACTCACAAACACGGATGTGGGTCTCAAGGCCACCGGTAATGTTGAAGCCGCGCGTTTTATAGGTGATGGTTCTCATTTGACGGGTCTCGTGACAGATTTACAATCCGTGTCTGATAACGGAAATACCACGAGTAATACCATACAATTTACAAACGCCACGACGGGTTTCGTCACCGAGTCGAACGTCGGTATAGCGAACACAAATCCACAAAATGACTTGGACGTCGGCTCTAATCTTTCTGTATTGGACACGGGATCTAATGTATTGAGTGTCACGGGGAACGTGAGTGCGACGAGCATAACTATCGGGGATTTTCAAATAGTTTCTGCGTACGGTCTCGACCACGTCACGAATGAAAACAATCAAACGACTGATACCATAATTTCAACGAACGCCACGACGGGATTCAATGCATCATCCAACATAGTGGCTGGGGGTACCGTACAAGCCAATAAGATTGTGAGCACGTCGAATCTCGAAGTGGGCACGGCGAATCTCTTTGTGGACACGACGACGTCTAATGTTGGTATAGGCACAAACACACCTGACTACGAATTGGATGTCGTAGGGAATGTAAATGCCACGTACTTCATAGGTGATGGATCTGCGATCTCTGCGATCCAATCCTCAAATGTGAGTGACTTTGGGTCGAATGTGTCGCGAATCACGACTTTGGAATCGAGTCGCGCTTTGAAATCCGATTTGAACAACAATTCAGCTCGAATCACGAACCTTTCTAGCAATTTGAGTGACAATTCGTCTCGGATAACAGCCCTCGAGAGTGGGGATATCTCGATCTCCGGTGAAAAAACATTCACCGGTCAAGTGATCTTCGAATCAAACATACACATGGCTGGCGGGAATGTCCTTGTCGCGAATACGGTCAATATGACCGTCTCTGACCCAATCATAGAATTGGGTTCGAATAACATCAATACAGGTGACCTAGGGATCATCATGACCCGTCATAATGATAATTCAAATGTCGCATTCTTGTACGATGAGAGTGATGATATTTTGAGAATTGGATACACTTTGAATGGAGCAAGTTCTTCGGTTATCTATTTGGACTCCAACGCACTGGCTGTGAGTGTACAGGGAACTATGACGGCGGATAAAATTGTCGCGAGTAATGTGATACCAGCGACCTCGTCGACCACGGGCGCTTTGACCGTCGCGGGTGGGCTCGGGGTCGAGGGGAACGTTTACATTGGATCGAATCTCGTAGTCACCGATGATACCACTCTCTCCAACCTCTCTGTCACCGGAAACGTCCACGTCGGGACCGCGGGTCAAATCGTCGTGAGCAATGCGGCGCAGTCGACCTCATCCTCGACGGGGGCGCTTCAAATCGCGGGTGGGCTCGGGGTCGCTGGGAACGTCCACGTCGGGAGTAATATACACGTGACCAAGGGAAATTCCCTGAACGTAGAGGGTAACGCCGTGATGAAATTACACGGTCCGCACGATAGGCCACTCGTGAAGTATCCGGAGGTGGCGATGACAGCGTCGTCCGTGGGTGGCTACACGGTTTCCGAACCAACGAATACATTCCACAGTAATTCAGCTTTCCGTTTGTGGCGTGCGTTTAATAACGACACGGGCACACCTGATTGGGAGACAGTCGGGGGGTCTTACGATACGGGTACCCGAGATCCCCAAACGTCCGGATCGTATGCAGTGACGACAGTGGTCAGTGGAACGACGTATTACGGCGTGTACGCCCAAATGTTGGCTCCAATCGGGGTTAAAGTGTCACACGTTGATATCAGGCCACAAAACACGTACGGACTCGAACGTTTACCGGGTATCGCAGTATTTGCAGGGAGCAACGATGGAACTGAGTGGACGCTCATACGAAGCGTCACCAACAATTCGGGTGCGCTTAATGCATACACGAGGTACAGTGTTAACGCAACACAAGCGTATAAATACATTCGAATCATCTGGAATAAACTGACGACGGCGGGAACCACTACGTCGTTTCGAGATCGTGCCGCCGCGTCTGAAATCAAGATATTCGGTACCGAAGAAGGCGACGCGTCCGTCGACGTGGTCCACCGGAGCATCCCGAACAAGCCCGGGCAACAGCACCTCGAGGTGTACTGGGACGCCAACGACAGCGATTCGTACAGCTTCGCCGACTCTTCGAGTGTCTATGACCTCTCCGGCTCGGGGGTGACGGGGACGTTGACAAATGGAGTTGGGTTTGACACAGAGTATAATGCGTTCACTTTTGATGGAGTGAATGATTACATTAGTGGGACTCTTCCAAGTAGTGCTGGTGGTGACTGGGTACACTCCATAAGCATGTGGTTCAAAGCGGATAGTTTTAGTACTAACAAAGATTCTAATACGTTGTTCTACGGTGGTAGTGCATCAATCAGTGCCAATAACATGACATTTTTGAGAGTTGATGGTGGAGCTGACCCAAATATAGCGTACAATGACATTGATGCAATTGCTCGTAAATACATGACTGTATCTACCGGTGTTTGGTACCACGTGACCGGGACATATTCGGGTGGTGGATGGAGTAATGCAAAATTATACATAAACGGTTCTCTGGCAGTTGAGGGGGAGGCGGATACAACTCCACTTACTTTGACTGCTTCGTCATCTTTCTACGTGGCTAAGGCTATTAATTCTAGCAATCCTTCCTTCAACGGTTCCATCGCAAACTTCCGCCTCTTTGGGAAGGCCCTCAACGCCGACCAGGTCCGCGAACTCTACGAGTACGACGCCCCCCGTTTTGGGCATCGCCAAAACTTGGTGAGTTTGCACAAAGGAAATTTGGGCGTGGGGGTGTCCGCGCCTACGTCCCGTCTCGAAATCGCGGGAAATGAGCGACTTCAAGAGTATCCACCGCGCGCGATGACCGGTTATGAAACGTACATGGAGGGGCACGGGGTTTTTAGGGTGAGTGCGAGTAGTTCATATTCTGGATATCACCCATGGCAGGCCTTCGACAAGATTGTCAATGTAGTAGATAGCAATTGGCATAGTGCGACGGGAATTTACGACAGCAGTGATGGTAGTTTTACAGGTCTTTATAGTTTAGGTGGATACCATGGCGAGTACATCATTTTAGAGATGCCGTACAGAGTAACATTGACATCTATTGGGTTACACCCACGAGTACCCGCAAATCTTGCGAGAATGATTTCTGATGGACAACTTATCGGAAGTAATGATGGATCATCGTGGGAAAGTATTTACTCATTTTATGGATTAACATGGCCTACATCTACGTGGCAATACTTAAACTTTACAAACTCTAAAAAATACAAATATATTGCACTTGTCGTTACAAAAATAGGTAATGATACATATTTAAATATTGGTGAAATCAAATTCTTCGGCACCCCCGCCCCCTCATCGCTCGAGGACGGTCACCTGACCCTCGGCAAAGCCCTCACGCTCCCGAGAGTGTCGGGACACGCCGCCGGGGCCGAGACCCCACGGGCGGAGTCTCTGGTGGTTCACTACGACACCACGGTGGACTCGGTGGTCTCCGGAAGTACGGTGGTGGACGTGAGTGGGAATGGCGTCAACGGAACTCTGACGAATGGGGCGACGTACTCCTCCACGGACCGGGCCCTCACGTTCGATGGGACTGGGGATTACGTCAAGGGAACAATTCCAAGTTCTCTGTCCGGAAACGACCCATATTCTTTTTCCATGTGGGTAAAGCCCAATACAATTCAGTCGGGGTACATCGCCGCCTTTGAGATGGGTAATAGAACGAACAATCAATCATGTGCTTTATATTTAAACGGGGGTGCAATTGTGCACGCCGCATTCGCGAATAATCTTCAGGCAACAACATCCGTCGCTGTCAATCAATGGATGCACATCGTCGGTACGTACACAAGTGGTTCACGCAAGGTGTATGCAGACGGCGTTTTACTCGCGTCCGATTCATACTCATCCCTGAATATCGGAGCCACAGAGATGACACTTGGTGCGAATAATGATGATTCTCAGGAATTCAACGGCTCCATCTCCAACTTCAAACTCTACGACGTCGCCCTCACCGCGGACGAGGTCGCCGCCGAGTACGCGCTCGGACGCACCGGGAAGGCTCTCAACATCACCGATACGGCGGTGTGTTTGGGTGGGACCGTGCCGAGGGCGCAGTTGGATGTGCGGGGGTCAATGATCATCGACGGAATTATTAAACATAGCGCATGGCCGGCGTTTCGCGTGACCACGAACAATGGTGAAAATGTTTTTTCGAATGGCTCAGGTGGGACGAATGCAAAAAGTTCCGGGCATAACAATAACACTAATAGTTCGGACGAGGTCATACCGTGGAAAAATGTAGTGTATGATAATACCGGGAGTTACACGTATTCCGGAGCGGGTGATTATAAATTTACTGCACCGGTATCGGGTATATACCACTTCCACTTCCATTGTTTATTCACTCGTAGCAGTACCAACTCCGTTCGTCTAGACCTAAAGTTTTTTGTAAACGGAGGATTAAATGCACATCTCGAAATGCACGGTGATTTTAGTTCCAGTGCCGCTCATAACGTCGGCAGGGGTCACACAACAAGTGTACACCTAAACGCGGGAGATTATGTACAGGCAGTATTTACCGGCGTTGGTGGTCAATGGGGTGTGTACACGAGTGGAGGTAATGCATATTTCAATGTTTTTAGTGGACAATTAATTGCAGCAGATTAAATATATCGGGTATATAGAAATGGACCCAGAATATTGGTTTCGCGTAGAAAGAAATAAGCGTCTCTCAGATTGTGATTGGACACAAACAAATGATTGTCAACTTTCAGAAACTAAAATACAGGAGTGGAAAGTGTATAGACAGGCCCTTCGAGACTTACCAGAAACAACCACGCCCAGTTTCGACGAACATAGAATACTTACAGATATCCACTGGCCCACAGCCCCTAACTAAACCCAAGTAACCACGTCACCAACATTTAATAATCTTCTCCCGATATATTAAATGCCCATCAATACTCCCACAGGGTATTTGGACATCACGAATGCCACACTCAGGGGCAGTAAAATCGTGACCACGGGGTTCGTCGGTATCGCTAACGCGAATCCAACGAATCACCTATCCATAGGTTCAAATTTACATATAAACGACACACACTCGAACGTTCTCCAAATTTCGGGTAATATTAATGCCGCTAGTGTAGTTTTGGGTGGAATATCCATCGCCCCAACGTTCGATTTGGAAATCGTCACGAAC